GCCTGGTTTCACTATCCTTGCGACTGCAAATACTAAAGGTCAAGGTTCTGACGATGGAAAGTTCATAGGAACTCAAATCATGAACGAGGCAATGTTAGAGAGATTTGCGATTACAATGCAACAAGAATATCCACCAGTGAAAACTGAGAAGCAAATCCTTTCAAAAGAAATGGAATTGACTGGTGCAGTTGACGAAGACTTCGTTGAGAAGTTAGTAGACTGGGCAGATATAATCAGAAAATCCTACTATGAAGGTGCGATTGATGATGTTGTTACCACTAGAAGATTGGTTCACATTGTGAATGCATTCAGAATGTTTGGTGATAAAATGAAGTCCATTGCGATGTGCATTTCAAGGTTTGATGAAGAGACTAGAGCGTCCATTATTGACCTCTACACTAAGATTGATGATGGTATCGACCCTAGTGAAGAAACTTCTGAAAACCCCATTGACGAATCAGAGTCTGAAGAGTATAATGGATAGTATGTCTGAAACTGGATACAAGTATAACGAGGGAGCTCTAATTAAGGAGCTCCAATCGTATATTGATTCCACATACGACCAACATTATAGTCTGAATCAATATCAGGCTACTGAGTTCATCATTGACGCTGGTCATGGTGAAGGGTTCTGTCTCGGAAATGTATTGAAATATGCACAACGATATGGAAAAAAGGGTGGTAAGAATAGAGCAGACCTTCTGAAGGTTCTACACTATGCTATCATACAATTATATATTCATGATTTGGAGAATCAACGTGATGAAAATAAGTGATAATACTAAGGAAGTTCTAAAGAACTTCTCAACAATTAATTCGGGAATCCGAGTTAAAGAAGGAAATAAACTAGAAACGATTTCCAATATGAAAAATATTCTTGCAGTTGCGACTGTAAGTGAATCGTTCCCTACTAATTTTTCCATATACAATTTGCCTGAGTTTTTGGGAGCGACCAGTTTAATGGAAGACCCCGATTTTGACTTTGGTGAATCCTCGTTGTCGATTGCAGATAACAATTCTAAACTTGCATACTATTATGCATCGGAAGGAATGGTTGTTGCACCCGATAAAATGATTACAATGCCTGATGCAGAGATTAGTTTCAAGGTTACCTCAACTTTGTTGGGAGACCTACAGAAAGCGTCAAGTGTTCTAGGTGTTAATGACCTAGTGTTAGAGTCAGACGGCACAACCGTATCTCTAACTGTAAGTGATAAGAAGAATGCAGCTTCTAATACCTTCTCACGAGTAGTGGGTGAAGGTGATGGAACAACGTATTCTATGAACTTTAAGATTGAAAATCTTAAGATTCTAACTGGTAATTATGATGTATCAGTTTCCTCTAAAGGTATCTCGCACTTTAAAAATGCAGATATAGATTTAGAGTATTTTATTGCACTAGAACCCGATTCAAAATACGGTTCCTAGTATAAATAATAATGAAATGGCAAATGTTCTATCTCAACTTTGTCATGGGAGTGTATCCTTCTCATCATTCTACACAGGCGATACACACACAAAAATAGGTGGGGATTTTTGACTTTTTATTATGGATGGAATGAATGACTGAAGAATTTTTATATGTGGAAAAGTATCGACCACAAACAATTGACGATACTATATTACCTCAAAGTTTCAAAGACCAATTTAAAGAATTTGTAAAACAGGGTGAAATCCCCAATTTACTTTTAAGTGGTTCTGCAGGTTGTGGTAAAACTACAATCGCAAGAGCATTATGTAATGAACTTGGTGCAGACTATATCATAATCAACGGTTCTGATGAAGGACGATTGATTGATACCCTTCGAACTAAAATTAAAAACTTCGCTAGTACTGTGTCGTTGGGTGGTGGCCCGAAAGTGGTTATCCTTGACGAAGCAGATTATATTAATGCAGAGAGTGTTCAACCTGCATTGAGAGGATTCATAGAAGAGTTCTCTTCTAATTGTAGATTCATATTCACTTGTAACTATAAGAATAGAATCATTCCTGCATTACACTCTAGAACAACTGTAATTGATTTCAAAATCAATCCCTCAGAGAAACCTGTTCTTGCACAACAAATGTTAGAAAGGTGTAAAACCATATGTGAACTAGAAAACATAACTGCAGAACAACCAGTACTTGCAGAATTGATTATGAGATTCTTCCCCGACTTTAGACGTGTTCTAAATGAAATGCAACGTTATGGAGTTGGTGGAGTTATAGATTCGGGATTACTATCTTCATTGAATGAAGAAAAACTTCGACCTTTAATAAATATGATTAAGGAAAAGAACTGGAAGGGTATGAGAAAATGGGTTGGTCAAAATTCTGATAACGATTTTACTACACTATTCAGAAAATTATTCAATGCACTTGAAACAGAACTAGAACCATCTTCAGTTCCTGCGTGTGTTTTGATTATTGCAGACTATCAATATAAAGCTGCATTTTCTATGGACGATGAAATTAACTTTGTCGCTTGTTTAACTGAAATAATGTCGGAGTGTAAATTCAAATGACACAATATGACGATAGAGTACAATATCAGAGAGACTTACTAGCCGCAGAAGAATGGGCAAAAGGTGTTAAGTCATGTCATGTTCATTCAACGAATAGTTGTTGGTATGACGACAGGCCTCAAGATACTGAAAACAGTTCAGTAACTGATATACAATATAACAATGGAATTATTACAAGAACAAAAAAAGGTAAACTTATACACACCTTTGGAGAAGCACTTAAAGGTGAAGAACTTGTACGTTCCTATATCAGAAGTCAACAACACTAATGTCTAAACGTAGTCCTTTTGACTTTGTTAAGTCAGTCTCTTATGACAAAAAAGACCTCATGGTTGATGAGGTCGAAGAGAAAGCATATCAACCATTCCTCGCAAACAAATCTTTGTCTTACCACCAAGATTCTGTTTTCTTTATTAACGAAATGAACAATCGGCATCATCTTGATAACCGTCTTCAATACGTCTTTTTACTAAATACTCTTAGAAAAAGACAAAGGTTTTCCAAATGGGAAAAACCTTATGTTAGTAAAAAACTCGATACAATAAAAAAGTATTATCAAATATCAACACTAAAAGCAAAAGAGTATATGGAAGTGTTAAGTGATAAACAGTATCGTGAATTGAAAAACAGAATGAAAACTGGTGGTAAGAACAATGATTGACAATGAAGCTTTAGTATCGGAACTGGTCGAAATAACCTTCCCCGAAAAAGACGACTTCCTAAAGATAAGAGAAACACTATCTAGAATTGGTGTAGCGTCTCGTAAAGATAACGAATTATTTCAATCTTGTCATATCCTACACAAACGTGGGAAGTACTATATCGTACACTTCAAAGAACTATTCAAACTAGACGGCAAACCAACGTCCATAGACGAAAGTGATTTTGGTCGTAGAAATACTATCATTGCACTTTTAGAACAATGGAAACTACTTTCTGTACTCGATAAGAGTAAAATACAGGAACCAGTTGCACCTTTATCGCAAATCAAAATCATTCCATTCAAAGACAAAAACGACTGGAAACTAACAACTAAATACACAATCGGCACCAATAAAACCTAAATACTCCTGTAAGTATAACTTTAACGGGAGAAATTTATGTTAGAATTTTTACAGTGGGTTATAGCATGGGTACAGGTGATTCCTTGGCTAGTAATGGGGGCATCTTTAGTTGCAGCTCTTACACCAACACCAGTAGATGATGGACTGGTCAAAAAAGCATATAAACTTTTAGACTGGGTAGCTTTGAATATTGGTAAAGCTAAAGACTAAATAGTTTATAACCTAGAAATACGGAGAAAATTATGGAATACATTATAATTGCATTAGTAGGTATTGCAGTGGTTTACACTTTTTTGCAACACAAAAAGAGTGGTACTGTCGCACCAAAAAAGGCAGTAAGTAAACCTAAGAAAAAAGTTGTTAAGAAAAGCACACCTAGTGTCGCAGAACTTAAGAAACTTACTAAGGTTCAGTTACTGGAACACGCTGACAAGAACAAAATCAAAGTTAAACGAAGTGGTTCTAAAGCAGAAGTTGTTAAGGCTATTGCATCTCACAAATAGTTGATTTGACGAAACAATCTTAAGAGGGGTCTTTATGACCCCTTTTTTTTGTCAAATGAGAGGGTCGCTTCCCTAAATAGTGATATGGAAAGTGTATTCGAATTGATAAGTGAAGTGGGAGCGCCAATTGCAGGAAGTCTTGTGATGGGGTTTTTTATATTTACTGTTATCAAACAGATTCTAGAGGGAGTTGTTGATGACATTAAAACACTTACAATGTTCTGTACTTCTTTAGAAACTCGTGCGAGAACAATGTCTAATGAAATGATTAAGATTGATTTACTAGTGTCTAAAGCACTAGAACTTAGACCCGACATTGAAAGAGTTGCTCGTGCAGAGAATTTCATAGAAGACGGAAGTATAGATGTAAGAAGGGATTAATTTATGGAAAATGTGGCACAGCTTATCGGAGATTACGGGTTTCCTATCGTTATGATGGTAGGACTTGGTTATTTTGTTTACTATGTTTGGTGGTTTGTTGGAGAAATCCTAGAACCCGAAGTAGAAAAACAACATTTCGCACTGATAAAACTTATCGACCAAGTGAGAATGTTAGACCAAGATTTAATTCGTTTACAGCAGAAGGTAGACGTAGTCCTAGAAATGAAAGAAAACGATAAGAAGAGGGTGGCCAAAAATAATGAAACTAAGAAAAGATAAAGAATTATTGTTTGTCAGTTGGGTAATACTGATAACGTTTTTTGCATCGCAAGTCGAAGCAGATGAAATAGTGCATAAATTTAAGAGTCCAAGCTTCAGTGGAATTGGACAAAGTTCACACTACTTGACAATCGAGAATCAAGAGAAGTCAAGACGTGATAAAATTGAGCAAGACATAAGAGACGAAATTGCAAAGGCAGAAAGAGCAGCTTCAAATACAACGCTCGCAAAATTTCTAAGGAATGTTGAGAGTAGAATCTATGCTCAAATTGCAAAACAGTTAGTAGAAAATATGTTTAGTAATGGTGAAGCAGCTTCTTATGGAGTTTTCACAATTGAAGGAAATACGGTTACATATGAAAAACTAGTCGGTGAAGATGGTGCAGAATTTATAAGATTGACTATAGTTTCTTCAGATGGAACCACAACAACATTAGATATACCTGTAGGTACTGGTAGTTTTTAAATGAAGAAGTTAGGGTTTGTAGGACTGATTATGGTCTTGCTCACGACTGGGTGTGCAAGCGTACCAACTGTTAATGACAGTTGCAGTACTGCGATTATGAAAAAACTGGGAACCTGTATCGAGGATGCAGAAGCAGTTAAACTTCCTACACATATAGAATTATTAGAATTACCACCTGCAGAAAATATGCCTATTGTTGCAGTTTACGGGTTCTTGGACAAGACAGGACAACGTAAGAGCAAAGATGGAATCGCATCTTTCTCAACTGCAGTAACACAAGGTGGTGAGTCGTTTCTTATCGATGCACTTAAAACTGCAGGAAATGGAACATGGTTTAGAGTAGTAGAACGTACAAGTTTAGATGCACTTGTAAGAGAAAGGCAAATTGTTCGTTCTGCGAGAGAAGATTTTGCGAATCAAGAAGGTAATGAGGATTCACCTACGGGTATTCAACCTCTCTTGTTTGCAGGAATCCTACTTGACGGTGGGATTGTTGGTTATGATACTAACATTGAATCGGGAGGCCGAGGCGCAAGATACTTAGGGATTGGTGCTTCAAATCAATATAGAAGAGATGTAGTAACAGTAAGTTTGAGAGGAATATCAACACTTACTGGTGAAATTTTACTTAATGTACAGACCACTAAGACAATTTTATCGACTGGTGGTGGTTATGATGTATTCCGTTTTGTGGACATGGACACAAAATTAGTGGAAATTGAGGATGGTGTAGCGACTAATGAAGGGGTTACGAAAGCAACTCGTTCTGCAATCGAACTTGCCGTCCTAGAATTAATCTATCAAGGTGATGAAAGAGGATTTTGGAAGATTCAATGGCCGATAACCGAATCTAAACTTAAAGAGGAAGTGTCGGACTTTCTAGATGAAAATGAAATCGTCTTAGTTACAGAGGGAAAAACAAATGAAGAATAAATTATTACTCATTATGTTAACATTAGGTCTACTACCTGCCACTTTATTCGCAGGAGCAGACGATAACGAAATATGGTTAAATCAATCAGGTACAGGTCTTGTATTGAATTTTACGCAGAAAGGTTATGGAAACAAAGTTGGTTTAGATGATTTCTCAGGAACATCTGCTGATATGGTTTTGACTGGTGCAAGTAACACGTTTACACTTATCCAATATGGAGACAGTAACAAACTATACGGGCCTATGATTGCTGACTCAGCGACAATAAACCTTACCTTTACTGGTGATTCAAATGTCATGGACTGGAACATTGGTCAAAATAGTGCTGATAACATTAATATGTTAAGTGCTGTTACTGGTAGTTCTAACACTTGGAATATTGATATTGGTGCAAATGCTTCAGCTGAATACTTAAACTACGATTTAGTAGTTGGTGGTTCAAGTAATATATTTACAACTGTTGTTGATTCAGATAATGCTGTTTGGAACTGGACTATTACTGGTTCTTCAAATGACGTTAACACCAATCAATCAGATGCAACCGATAACTCTATTACAGCAATCTTAACTGGTTCTAGTAATGATATAGACATCATTCAGAAATCAGGTTCAGATACAGGTTGTCCTTCAGGTCAATCTTGTAGTGGTATTATTGACGTAACTTTCGTAACATCTAATGGCAATATCGACATCGTTCAAAAAGACGATAACGATTCTTAGTATTTTACTAGTCGGGTCGGTTAACGCTGACTCGATTGGTGAAATCATTGAAGAAAAAGGTTACGCAGGTCTTACAAGGGATGGTGATAACACCGTTCTACTAGCATCAGAAAAACCTGATGTTTTAATGTATGATACTGCACAAACTCAGAATGGAAGAATGAAAATAAAGTTCGAAGGTGAAGAAGAACTTTCATTAACAGAACATTCTAAAGTTTGGATAGACGAGGTCTATTATGACCCCGACCCAAGTCTATCAAAAATGTCATTAAGAATGGCACAAGGCACCGCTCGATTTGCTTCGGGTTTTGGTGGCAAAATTAAGAAAGCGAATATTGATATTACGACACCTACTGCCACAATTGCAGTTAGAGGCACAGACTTCACAACAAGTATTGACGAATTAGGACGTTCACTTGTTCTACTTTTGCCAGACAAATGGGGTTCGCCTTCAGGAGTTATTGTAGTATCAAATGCAGGTGGAACAGTTACACTTGATGAGGCATACCAAGCAACTATGGTATCTACTTATGATGATTCACCAACAAAACCAGTAACGGTTAATGGTGTAAACGTTAATATGATTGATAATATGTTCATTGTCAGTCCACCTGAAGAGGTTTCTGAACAAGTTGCAGAAGAATCAGGTGGTGGAGAAAATGATGCGAATAATATTCTAGATGTAGACTTCTTAGAGTTCAATGATTTAGAAACGGACTACTTTGAAGATGATGAGCTGGAATATACAGAGCTAGATAGAGATTTACTCGACATTGATTTTTTACAAGATTTACTTGACGTGGTTTTAGATATTGATAAAAAAGTTGGTATAGATGTGGAACGTGCAAAATATGGAAGTGTTCGATTAGAAGGAACAGTTGCAGGTTTCGACAAAGACTCTCAATATAATACAATTATAGATAAGGGTCTAGGTCAAATATGGTTCTACAGGGAAGTGAATGGAATTATTTCAATCAAGATTCCCATGTTTGCACAAGCAAGTATTAGAACTGTAACAGACGAAAAAGAGTCATCAATTAGGGTGGGTGATGGTACGTCTATAAATATAACCATTACACAAACAAACTAGGAGAACCTATGTTAGATATGTTAAGTAAACTCAGAACATGGCATGAAAGACAAATTTTTGGATTTCAAGATGCAATGAGACTAGATGACTACCACATGATGTGGTTTGCATTTGGTAAAGGTGTGTTATTCACAGCTTTATTTGTATGGTTGTGTGGTTAGTATGAAAAAACTTTTATCATTTTTAATATTAATACCTACGTTCTTATGGGCAGATGATAAACACAATCATGTCCATATAGAACAGGTTGCATCAGGAAGTGTTGATATAGATATTACTCAGATTGGGTTTGATAACACTATTGACTTTTCTTTTGCACATAGTGGTAATTCATTCGACCTAACACAAACAGGAAACGGAAACTCTATTTCTTGGGTCTCATATTGGGGTTCAGGTAAAAACTGGGGTGGAGACGTTGACGGTACAAACAATTCTGAAACAGTAGTACAATCGGGTGGTGCAACATATGGTAGACACATATGGGGTAATAGTAATACAGTTGATATAACTCAGAGTGGAGACCACACACATAATCTAGACATTCATTCAAGTCAAGTAGAACATGAGATTCTACAATCAGGAACTGGAACACACTACAATCACACTTACTTTTACGGAAGTGCAACTGCATCAGATACAACCATATCACAAACAGGCTCAGGAAATCATAATTCTCAAATAAAACTACAGGGTACTCAACCCACAACTTTGAACTTATCTCAATCAGGAAGTTCAAATCAGACGTATACACTTACGCAAAATTGTTACACTTCAGGTGGTTGTACAGTAACTGTAAATCAAAACTAATGTCCCTGAAAGCAAAAGCAATACGATTCCTTGAAAGGGTTCTAACATGGGTAGTATCATGGAAGTAGAATGTCCTAAAGAATATTATGAATGTCTCACATATGAAGAGTTTGATGAGATAGTAGATTTATTAGAAGAAAACGATATTGCAATGCCAGAAGCAATGGGTGATGCAGAAGCAGCCGCAAACTTTGTTTGGAATGTTCTATTCCTAACACCTATGGAATTAGTCTATATTGGAATTTCAATGTCTGTACTCGCATTTTATGGACTATCTATATACTATATGTACAAAAAAATACAGAAGAAATTTTCATGAGTGAAAGGATAGACGATTTGATATGGGGCACTCCTATAACTGCAATACAACTTGACCCAAGACCAATAGATGATTGGTTTGGTGATAAAGATTTGGATAAAATATGTACAGAGGAGTTTACATTCAGTAATTGTAAAACTTCAAGGGGTGTAGAGTATGATGTTGACTATAAACCAATACTAGACATAATAGATAAACACTTCACGCAGTTCTTAGATGCACTTGGGCCAAAGTGTGGTATTAATATTAATTGGGAACAGCCTTGGATTAACACATATGGAAGGAATGGGTTTCAAGATTCACATGACCATCAAGGTGATAGGTATTCTGACTTCTCATATTGTTATGTACATGAAGCTGGTGAATCACACATAGTGTTCAAAAATAGGTTTGCAACCAACAGTGATATGTGTCTAAAGGAATTGCTTCATGCATATGATGTCCAAGACTATGTACCAACACTAGTGAAAAAAGGAACATTATATATTTTCCCGTCTACTGCATATCATTCAGTATCACCCAACAAAAGTGATGAAACTAGAATTACAATATCGGGTAACATAAAAATACAGAAGGAATCTAATGAGTAGTAAAGAAAGAATAGACGATTTTATCCAAGATTACCGTAGGTCAGAAAAGAAAAAGTTTTGGTCAGGGGTAACTTCAGGATTACTAGCACTTGCATTGATAGGAATATGTTTATACATATTTTTCTTTGCATGGCCAACTATTGAATAATGTACTCTTGGAAAACAGTATTAGTAACCATTGGGTTACTCTTTACATTAAAGATTTGGAATCCATACTTTATAGAGAATATCTCTTGGTCGTGGTTTGACTACTTACATAGCACACATAGTGTTCAAGAGTACGATTCCGAATCAGGACTTCCTGAAATTGTTTTGGTCGATATTGACGAAAAGTCAGTAGAAGAGTTCGGACAATTACCATTCCCACGCAAAATATACGCAGATAAACTATTAGAATCACACTGGTCTAACACTTATGTGTTCACGCAAGTGTTCTCAGAGACCGATAGATTCGGTGGAGACGAGGAATTTGCGACTGCTTTGGTCAATAGATTGTCTATTTTATCCTCAGCACCCACGATTCAGACCGAAAAAGGGTCATCTCCCTTTGTCGGAACTAGTACTTTGGGGTCAGGAGACGCTAAAAACGCAGTGTGGGGGACGCCAGGTGTCCTCAGTCCCATTCCTATACTAGAGGGAAATACCTATGGTGTAGGGGTTACAACTGCAACTCCTAGTCAATCGGGAACCCCAAATTTTGACGGAACTATAC